TGACCGGATCGCTGATGGCGACCACCGGCTCCACACCGCCTCATCCCAGCCGACAGGCGGCGGCTAATCCCTTGTGGGGCCTAGACAATGGCTATCATAACAGGAACCGCGACCACCTTCTCGGGTAGTCCCGGCATGCAGGGCCTGAGAGAAGACCTTTCGGATTAACGGCGTTAACCACGAAGTTTCCCCACAATAAACCCCTTCGTGGTACAGTGCCATCAGTCCCCCTTTGCACGGAGATTGATGGTGGCGTTACCGGGTTGGAAGAACCTTACGAAGGAAGAATTGGCCGCGCTCTACGCCTCTTCTGATTGCGTCAAGATCGCCGCAATGTATGAAGTCGGCGCGGAACGTGTCCGCATGAAGATGGTCAAGTTTGGTCTGGATCGACGTGAGCGTCAGCGGCAATTCAATCCGCCGCAGGACGAATTGCAAAAGCTTTACCAAACCCTGACCATGGAGCAGATCAGCCTATATTACGGCGTTGGCGAAACGGTTGTCTGGAACCGGCTTCGTGAATTCGGGATCAAGCTTGAGGGTTACGGGCCTCATGGGCACCGGCATAAACCCCCTAAGCGCACACTCGAACAACGACAGCAGATGGCTGAAGTCCGTATTGGTAAACGACGGGGAGTCGACAATTCAAACTGGCGCGGCGGTGCCACTATGGAAAACAACCGCATGCGTCATTTGATGGCTTATCGTCTCTGGAAAGAGGCTTCGCTAGAGCGGGCCAATCACCAGTGCCAGGACTGCGGCGTAAAGCATCACACTCCTTGCGAGTGTTGCGGTACGTCGATTACGCTTCATGTTCATCATCTGCATTCCTTCGCTCGCTATCCCGAGATCAGGTTCGATCCTGAGAACAGCGAGGTTCTCTGTCCCAAGTGCCACCACTCTAGGCATCGTGGAAAATCGGGTGAATTCGGTAAAACCCCCACCGCGTAATGGCGAGGGCAATACCGAGCCGAGCCGCAGCGGGCTTTAGGTGCTGCGGAAGGTGTGACGGTCAGGCGGGTGAGTCCCAACAATAACCCCGCCCAAGAGCGCCCGACGCGAAAGCGATGAGATGACCTGGGCTCGCTGGTAACAGCGAGAAGTGCGGTTTAAACGGCCGCACGGTAACAAGACCGATGATCTACCTTCTGTCACCTAGTGACACGCCGTTTACCACCAATGTCGGGCGCGGCACGGCTGACGCGGTGTTGCACGAATGGCAGACGGATTCACTCGCTGCCATAAACCTAAACAACGCCCAGTTCCAAGGTGATGATATCGCGACGTTTTCCGCCGCGAGTGTCACTGCCAGATTGGGTAACAGAACGCAGATATCGCGCAAAGAGGTGATTATCTCAGGCACGCTGGATGCGGTGAACAAAGCCGGGCGGCGCACCGAGCTGGCGTACCAGATGACGAAAAGAGCGAAAGAGCTCAAAATTGATATTGAGGGAATTTTGCTCAGCAACCAGGCCAAGGTGGTTGGTGCAGCGGCTACGGCGCCGTTGTGTGCCGGCATCCTGGCGTGGTTGAAAACCAACGTCGCCAATGTTGTCGCGGGCGGAAGTAATCCCGTAGGTGATGGATCAAATGGCAGAACAGACGGGACAACTCCGGTTGCGATAACCGAGGCGTTTTTGAAGACAGCCATGAAAAGTGTGTACACGAATAGTTCGGAAGATCTGGACGTCATCATGGCTGGCGCCAGTAACAAGCAGGCGATCTCTGCTTTTACCGGCGGCGCCACGAAAATGGTTGACGTGATGAAGCAGGAGACCGTCGCCACTGTGGACGTTTACGTTGGGGATTTTCATACGGTTAGGATCATCCCCAACCGCTTCCAGCGGGTGCGTGACGTGTTCTTGTTGAACTGGTCGTACTGGTCGGTTGACTGGCTGCGGCCAATAACGCAGGTGCCGTTGGCGAAAACCGGCGACGCGGAGAAACGCATGCTGATCGGCGAGTACACGCTGGCAGCGAAGAACGAGGCCAGCTCTGCCCTCATCGCAGACCTGACCGCACCATAGACTATTAGGAAACCGAGGCGCCCGGCAGGCCACTCCTGACGGGCGTTTCGCGCTTAGGACATAGCAAGGCGGCTGTCATGGCCGCCTTTTTCTTTGGGCACTGTCATGGCGCATCAATACTACTTCGATCACGATCCGCTGACCGGGGCGGTCGAAACGTTTGAGCACGACGAGCTGACCGGCATTACCACCATCCACCGCCGGGCGGATGTCGGGCCGATCATCGAAACCAACAAGCGGCTGCAGACGGCTGACGGCTTCACCGGCTGGGTCGGCCCCGAGCGCGACATGCGCCTGGCAGCGCGCATTCCGATCGAAGTGGTGAATTTGTGGCGGCAACTCTACGGCATTGACGCGATGAGGGCCGAGCACGGTCAGGCGGTCCTGCGGCTGCTCAATTCGAGCGAGTGGCGCTACCTGCGCACCAACACCTCCAACCTGTAGGCAAAAATGCCGTTTACCTCTTACGCTGAGCTGCAGACCGCGGTGCTCAACTGGCTGGCCCGCCCCGGCGACCCGCTGGTGGCGCCCTCGGTCCCGGACATGATCACACTTTTCGAGCGCGAGGCCAGGCGCAGGTTGAAGGTCGGCGACGCCGAGCAGCGGGCGTACATGACGGTATCGGGCACCGCCGCGGTGGCATTGCCGCTCGATTGCCGCGAGTTGCGCCTGGTGACCAGCGGCGGGCAGCCGTTGCTGTACGTGACGCCGATCGAGCTTCCGGGCGGGGCGGGGCCGCCATTCAAGTACACATTGCACGGTCGCGAGTTGCGCCTCGGGCCCGGCCCGAGCGGCAATGTCCAGATCGAGATCCTCTATCAGACCGGGGTGCCGCCGCTCAGCGACGCCGCGCCCACCAACTGGCTGCTGCGCGAGCACCCCGACGCCTACCTCTACGGCACGCTGGTTGCCGCCGAGGCTTTTATCGGACACGACGAGCGCATTCAATTGTGGGCGCAAGCCGGCGCGGCGGTGTTCGCGTCGATCGAGCAGGCCGACCGCAAGGCGCGCTGGAGTGGCTCGCCATTGCAGATCAGACCGGACATATACGGAGCAGCCATGCCGGATGCGTGGACAATCGTGGCGCCGGCTTCGTCATCGAGCGTGCCGATCCAGGTGGCGATGACGACGGTGCTGCCGGCCGGCTCGGCCGGGGATGTCAGCATTGCCAATGTCGCGGCAGCGCCGATCACCATCACATTGCCGCCGAGCCCGATGGTCGGCCAGGTGCTGAAATTTAAGGATGTCGCCGGTAACGCCGGCACATACCCGATCACCATCGTTCCGGCCGCGGGCACGATCGACGGCAGTGCGAGTTACCAGATCGTCAGCGATTACAGCTCGATCGAGCTTTATTGGATGGGCAGCCAGTGGGGATCACGCTGATGCAATTTCTGCTGGCGCTGCTGTTGCTGGCGCTGTCATCCGGCGGCGCCGCAGCGCAGAATTTCGGCAACATCAATCCCCTGACCGTGATCGGCAACCCCGACCCGACCGCGAAGAAACCGGCGGCGCCGATGCCGATCGCCGACCTGTTCGATCACGGGATCAGCCTCGGCGGCCCGATCCAGGGAGTTCCGGCAAATGCCTCTGGCGCCCCCGCGTGGCCGACCCTGACCACTGGGCAGTGCGCCCTGGGCTGGAACATGTCCCTCGGCGGCGGCGAGCACGACTTGAACTGCGAAAAAGGCGTTGGGTCGGTCGGCGGCCTCTGGTTCTTGGACACGGTCACTGGCACTACGACCGGAAATACTCACAGCAATACGACACTGGATAATCTGGGAAGCCTTTCCGGGGTGGTGGTCGGGCAGGCCATTGCTGGACCAGGCATCCCACCGGCCACCGCCATCGCTGCATTTCTCGGCCCGGCCAGCGTACAGCTCAGCCAGGCCGCGACCGCGACGGCAAGCGGGGTCACCGTTACGTTTGGCCCGAGAAAGCTGGCGGAACTCTCAGCCTCACGAGGTCTTGTCGTTCCAACATTTATCAACTCTACCGGAACAGGGCCGCCGATGACGCCAAAAGGCACCGGCGGCATCTCGGCCCATCGCGGCTCGGCCAGTCTGTTCGACACGGCGCTGTCAGGGACGTGCTACGTCGACGACCCGATCACGCCAAACCCGCCGACGCTCCCACTCGGTGCGGGTTGCTTTGGGATTTACGCCGAAACCCGCGCCTATCACGGGGTGGGCGCCCCCGGCA